ACGTCAAATCAAACGCTAGTGGGTTAGCAGGACTGATGTTTATATCAGGATTAATTGTGGCTATTTCATCTACTGATGCGGCTGTTATAACTTTCTTAATTGAGACAGAGTTAAGAACCGCTGTTTCACCTACTGCACCGGCAATATTATATATAGCATATTCAGAGGTTCCTGAATCAACAACTACGTCCTGAAAGGATTTACCAAGAGTTGTAAACGTCACTCCGTTAACATTGTTGTTAGGAAATATCTGAACATCAGATGCACCATTTAACGCGGCTATATCAACTTCTATTCTAGCTGTGTCACCAACTACAATATCTGCTGTATGTTGCTGGACAGCTAAAATTTGAAAACTTCCATCATCAGGAGGCAGTGTTAATTGCCCGCCTATTATAGTGGGGAAGGTAAAGCCGTCGGTTAAGCAGCTCCATTGAACAGAAGAATTTCCACATCCCGCTAAGAAATTAGTGTCTAATACGCTCTCTACGCCAAGAACCTCATCAACTTGGTTCTTAACAAACGTCCAACCAGCTACAGCATCGGTGAAGGATACTGGCTTGCGTAGTTTAACTGTAGCAATCTCATCATCAATGACCCCGCCCGTAGGCAAGGTATCCCAAAACCACTGGCATTCCATTGTACCAATTGATATGTTAGTTAAAGCTCTGATAAGAACCTGCGTTGACCCCGCCGGTACAGGCACACTTACTATCCACTCCTGCCACAAGCCGTCAGCAACAATAAGATGACCACCGCCGAAATCTGTACCTGTTGGTATGTTGCGGGCTTGTAAACTACCCGTCATATCTGATGTTCTATAGCGTATTCTAATAACGCCATCACTGACATTCTTCTGATCTGGTACAAGGCCGTACAGCGCCCACGATTGACCGCCTGTAACTTGAGCGGTGTTGACCATGCCACTAGAGGATATTGTCTGACTAGCCGGTGTACCTTCTGCAACCGCGCTAAGACTCCATACGTTCTTTATGCCTTCAATAAAAGGAACACCATTACGGGTATAATTAGCGCCTAGTCCGTTATTGCCATTGTTCCAGTCAGCTATCGTATAACCTAATCCACCGAAATGATTAGAGGGTACATTACCTGCAACCGGAGCGCCTGTAGTACGTCCAACGGGAGTACCGTTTGGAAAGCCTGTTCTGGGGGTAGGGTCTAAGAAGCTGTCAATATTCGCATCATGCTCCATAAATTTAGGCGTACTCCACACCTCGCCCAAATCTCCATTGTGGAAGTTTGTAGCTAAGTCGTGGCGTACACCTACAGCGATTCTGTCGTTAATATTAAAGCCAATCTGCGCTGCACCATCACCACCACCGGCATTCTCAAACGTGTCATCAAAGGCAATCTGTCCATTAATACCGACCTGTATTCTCGATGTTAAGGGCGCACCGTCTACATTATCGTTCTTGTAAGATAGGTATAAAAGCGTGGGTTCATTAAAGCGCCACTGATTAGCGCCATCACCTTGCAGTATGCCCGAAACATCAGCCACATTATTATAAGCAGTATCTGCTAGAACAAAACGTAGGTCAGCCAATAGCGGGTCTGCATTAAAAGCGGCACGAATACGTGTGGTGAAATCAGAAGCAGTAACACCATTGCCGATGTCATAAATCTTTACATTACCACCCCCTAAGTCAATTATTACAACCCATAAGATAACTGTACCTTCATCACGAAGAACAGTTGTAGCAATCGGGTCGCTAACTAGATAATTATCCGTGCCATTGAATCGGGCGAAGATGGGCTTATAGCAATTCTCAAGGCCAGTCCACCCGGCTATGAAGCTGTTTAGGCCATCCCTAGCTCTTGAGGCAGGTACAAGAGAACCTATAACATTAAGAAGTCCCATCAGTCTACCAAGCGCCTGCGACTATACCTGTTGCAGCTGTGCCATTAGCTGAGGACATAACTTGGCTACAAGGTATTGGCTGAAAGCCATTCGCTACAGCTGGGTAGGTAATAGTCTCACCATTAGGGGTGATAACCGTAACGTCACCTTCTACACCAATATATAACCCCTTAGCTATACCGTTATTAATAGTTATAGGAAAATCCGTGGTTAGGACAACCGACTCCGCAGTTACAAAGCCTGCCTCAACCATAGAGTTTCCTGCATCTATATTATCTGAAGTCTTTGTTCCTGCTAACTGTACAGCTGCTATATTCGCTGCGGGTACATCTGCCATAATCTTATCCTCTTAAATTTGTTGTAAGTAATAAAGAACTATAAAACTTTAGGTATACCATATAGTAAGAAAGTACCACCTAAGAAAGTAGTAACTCCAGGTGCCTCTATTTTTATACCGTCTGCTATACCAGAAGAGTTCAAGAAGCCTCCTCCTAATGAATTACTAGCTAGATTTATTGAGGAGTGAGGATATAAAGTCTCATATCTCATACTAGGATATATATCAGCAGCTCCAGGTAATAGGGTAATACTACCATAAGTAGGTAAATTAACATTATCCATAACTGCCTGAACAGACCACCTAGAGCTAAGACCTGTACCTGCCTGAACGTCTGTTGTGTAATAATTAGAGGAGGTTACAAATACACCTCCAACACTTACAGTTACCTCTAAAATTGTAATAGCAGCACTAAATACATTCTTAAACTCTATACGGTATTCATCATACAGGTCTGTTATAAGACTGGAATCAAATATAATCTCAGTATCTCCTGAGACTAACTCACGAGTATCTAATAATACCTTATCAACATTACTAAGTACTGGGTTATCTATTGCCCAAGCATTAACACCTATTGCCATGATTGTCTCCTAGGAACCTTGCTCTATTGTTGCATTAATTTTAAGTTCTGCGTATTGCTCAGATACAAGAGCAGCCATTGAGTTCTTCTCAGCATCCTGAGACTTTGTAGAAAATATAACTCTAGCTGCCTCATATATAATAGCATAAGGAAATAAGTCAGCTACCCAAGAGGAGTAGTTAGTCTCTATAACAGTAGGAGATAGATACGCTGATACTATCATACTATAGAACTCTGTAGAGGATCTAATGTTAATGATATTACCTGCTACATAGAATACATCTGTCTTCTCTCTATTCCACTCATCGAATAACTCCGCAGTGTCTATAAGCTTGAATACCTTACCTGGAGTCTTGTCTGCTATAGAGTACTCTCTTAGGTACTTAATAGCTCTGTAGTTAGGTATGAATGAGAAGTAATCAAAGGACTGTATGTACTCAGAGGAAGGAAACACAAACTGAGTCTCGTATACATCCTTTGCAAAGAAATCTGATTGATGAGCTTTTAGGGTAGCAGCCTTCACAGCAGACTTAGTTAAAGTATCTAAGTCCGGTCTGGAGGTAATGTTATATACCTCTTGTAATATCTCTGCGAATGTCATATCTGCTACCCTAGCTCTGTTAGTTTATATTACGGCTCGAACTACTGATTACCTTCAGCCATGTCTGCAATATCATTTGAAGACCCAGGAGTTAAAGGTTGTACCTCAGACTCAGATGTAGAGAGAGGAATACCTGCAGCTTTCTTACGGGCAACCTCAGCTTGTTCTGCAAGGAACTCCTGATAGTGCTGCTCTTTAAGTACCTTCATAGGGTCTAGGTCTGACTCTGTCTGAGTCTCCTTACCTGCAAGTACTGATAGGGTCTTACTGCCTTCTGCTAATATACCCTGCAAGTACTCAATATCAGCTTCATTATCTGTGATATACTTACCCTTGATAAAGGAGATACCGTGACCTATATCTGTAACTACTCGGCAAGCTGAGATTGTACTGTAGAATACATGAAAAACTTTATCTGTAGTCTCTGTCTCTGCTCGTACCTTTTGTACTTCCTTAGGCTCTTTAACCTGAGGAGTTGAATCTGGGGGTGTCGGAGTGTTCTTACTACTAGCTCCAGTTGCTGTATTATTCTTATCGGCCTCAGCTAAGCGAGCCATCTTTTCTTGTAATGTTTCTGACATAATCTTATCCTGTTAGTTAGGGTGTTAGTTATAAGGGTAATTAATAGGGAATTAAAAAGGTAGGAGAGAGGCTGGACTAGCAACCCCTCTCCTACTGAACTTACCAGACCAATTCTGGTAAGGAGGACATAACTACTGAATAAACCTTAACCTACAGCTGCTGATGTTAAGTTATAGACAATAGAGTTAGCTGGTGGGTTCTTAATAACAGTTGTTAACTCAGTAGTAAGTGTACCACCTACTGCGTCAATACCATTATCTTGAGCCGCATTACCTGACATGTTAAACTCTTTGTTCTGAGTCTTACGGTCGCCTAAGTAAGCAACACGGAAAGTAGCTAAGTCAACTGCTACTGCCATCTTAGACCAGGATGCATTACTATTGAACAAAGGATGCTCAATGATACGTAACTTACCACGTGCTAAAGTAAGAGTCTTGAACTGTAGACCGAAGTTAGTCTCACCATCTTGTAACTGATACTGAGCATTGATACGACCGATGTTGTTGATAACCAGAGCTGCTGTACCACCTACAAACAAGACGCGTTCATTAGCGCCTTTAGGGTCAGTAGTCTGATTAAACATTGGGTCAAAGAAGCTTTCTAACTGCGTGTAGTTAGTAGAAGCACCCAGAGTATCAAACACATTAGGAGCTGAGTAAGATGAAGGGTAATAAGTAATATCACCAACAATGTTGATAAGGCCATCAGCTGTACGGAATGGCTGACCATTACGAGTTGACTCAGACTTCTGACCAAAGAACAGCATCTTTTCAATGTCTACTGCGTGAAATGCTGCAGCATCTTGCTTAGATTCAGCTACGTTAGTCTCACCAGCAATAACCTGAGTAGCACGAGCTGTCTCAGAGATGGCCCAAGTGTTACGGAAGATCTGAGTAAGGTTAGTGATACGTACTGGAATGATGTTCTGAGCATTAGGTCGTAGAGAGGACTCTTCGAACGCATTGCCAACTTGGAACAAATCAATGTTGTCTGCAATAGCTGCACCAGCAACTGAACCTACAGAACGTGTTACCTTAACCTGAGTAGAAGAGATGACTGAGTCTACTATGATATTTTCGAAGGTAGAATCTACCCGCATAATCATACCAGGCAAGATGTTGATAGTGGTGTCTACTGTAAAGGTAGTATCAGTACCATTAGCAACAGCGCCATTTAACTTCATCTCAGGGAAGAGCATAGTCTTAGTAAAGAAACCGTGCTCGTGTTGTACCGCTGTTTCTGTTGGTAACATTGAAGTTAAGCCAAACAGCGGGGCTGAGCCGTTAGGCATCAGGCGTGTAATCATGGCAGCAAACGACTTCTTAGCAAAGTCCTGCGTTAGATTACCGGTATTAAAGAGTCCTGCGGACATAGTAGTATCTCCTACTTAATAAATTAATAAACTAAAAAAGTTGTGTAAGGTATAAGCTAGGAGCCTATACTAATGTAAAGGTTTCTGCGCCTGCTGTATCACCAGTCATTGTAAGAGTGAAGATATTAGTAGACTGGGGTGGAGTTGATAAAGTGTTATTAGTACCAATAGTTGTAATACCTACACTAGCATTAATAACAACATCAAAAACAGCCAACTGAGAGTTCTTAACTGCGAAGCTAAAAGAGTCTCCTAGGTTCATATCAGGAGCTGCTGCTGCAATAGCTACTGCTGTAGGTAAGGTATAAATAACATCAGAAGTAAGAGTACTACCCTGTACTATAGAACCCCCAGATAGTTCTGAGATTGTAATAGTAGCATCAGTCTGAGCATTATAAACCTTAGTAACGAAGTTAGCTGCTAAGCCATCTCCTGCATTAGAAGGTCGTGCCAGACCTCCATCACGTACCATGTGTCGTTTGAACATATGTATCTCCTATCTATAAGTTGTGTGAGTATGAATGAAGTAAGAACTCTAGTTCTGCAAGTTCTCGTAACCAGACCAGTCAAAGTTATTTTGGTCAGGACTAGCTGCCGGAGTTGCAGGATTAAAAGCTTGTCCTATTGCTAGAACATAATCTTGCGCCATCTTAGTTAACTCTGGGGCAGTAGCGTTAGGGAATTTAACTTGGAGGTTCTGCTTAGTTGCTTCCATAATAGGAGCTACTGCAGGATTGGAGAAGATAGGATTTTGTTCGTGTAATGCGCTATTAACGCTTTGTGACTTAACTAAGCCAGGAATCTTAGCTTCCATAGCTTCTATTGCTTTGGCTACTTGTGAGGTAACCATCTTGTTAGCTACAGTGGCACTATGCACCATAGCTTGTTGACCTGTTGTATTAACTACTTCCATCATTGCAGCCATTGCATCCTCGCCGCCTGCGTTAATACGTGCCTGCATCTCAGGAGTTATAGCACCTGTTAAATTAACTCCTCCCATTACTTCCTGTAACTTAGCAGGGTCTAAAGTTTCTGGTGTAAACTCTCCTGCGGGCGCTGCTGCATTAGGGTCATTATCCCAGAAGTCAGCAAACTTAGCAAGTGGGGTATCTGCCTCATTTACATTATTTGGAACTACTCCATTAGGAGCCGTATTAGGTGTCTGAACTGGCTCTACCTGAGGAACTACTTGTTGTAGTTGTGCAGTTCCTGGTGTAGCAGGAGGAGTTCCAGGAGGAGTTCCTGGGGCTGGTTGTGCAGATGCAGGAGCTGCAGGGTCTGCTATAGGAGCAGGAGCTGCGGCAGGTGCTTGTTGGGTAAAGATGTTAGCGAAAGGGAAAGGCATGGTATTCTCCGATATTAGTTAGGTTAGGTATTTGTGGGGTTATAGTTATTGGTTAGCTTCTGGGTTATTAAGGGCATAGTTAACTGCTTCTGAGTTATCTAAGATGTAGTTAAGTATCTCTAGCATACCTAATAGCCTAGCTTCCTGCTGAGCATATTGAACAACCTTCTCAGGGTCAAAGGCTAAAGATAGCTTCTCTTCTGCGTAGGTAGCTCTTAAGTTATGGAAGTATTTCTTCTGTGCATTGTTAAGTATTCCGCCTTCTACAGCTTCTACCTCAGATAGATTGTACATAGAGAATGTACCTTCTGGTAAGGTAGAGAAAGATGCGTTAGTTATGGAGTCTGACATTAGTTTATATCCTGTTAGTTTGTTTCATTATATAGTATGCGCAGTTTATGTGCTGCTTGTTTCAGAGTTATATAAGGGTCTCTTATACTGTTATCGTGGTAAGTATATTGGCGGCCTGCACAGCCTCCAGTACTTCTCCAGTGCTCTTCTAACTTAACTTTATTCTTATTCATCCCTGAGGTGCTCCCTAAGGAGGCTCCTGTCCTGGAAGTCTTTCCCCGCCTCTGTCAGACTTATCTTCTATAGCAGACTGGCCTTGTCCTGCAGGTACATATCCGAACTGTTCAGGTAAGGGCTGTGGAGGGAAGTTAGCTTGCTGCCCTTCGTCCATACCCTTCTCAATAGCTAGGGTCATCATACCGCCCCACTGCTGAACTGCTTGCTCGTAAGCTACCTGTTCAGGACTCTTCTCGAAGGAGCCTATATTAGCTCCCTGTGTCTTCATCAGATAAGAGAACATAGGGCCAATATTATACGCTGCACCTAATTGCGGGGATGAGCCTAAGACCTGTATCGCGGTACCTAGAGTATCTCCTGCAATAATCTTATCAGCAGGTACTAGACCATCAGTAATCTTAAACTCAAGTACTGAGTTCCGCAACTGTACAGGGTCTATCTGTACCTCTCTTTCCTGCTCTCTTGAGTAGATAGCCTTACCGCCTTGGAACTGTAAGATATTAATCTTGAAGATAAGCTTCATAGGAGTGAATACTTGGTCTTCATATAGTATAGACACTAACTGGTCTCTACCATTTGAGTTAGTCATAACTTCATCAAACTCAGACTTAGTCTTATTACCCTTAACAAACTGTCCTTGGCGCGCAGGGTTCTGACCATTGAGCTGATTAGCCATACTCAGGAGGTCACGTATCTGAGCCATACTTGTAGCTGCCTGGTCTTCTCTATAAGGGAACTGGTATACAGCATCGCTTATATTCTTACCAAAGGCAGAAGGTCGTACTGGCATCTTAGCTGAAGGATTAGAGGAGTTCATTACCGCGGAAGTGATACGAGAGGGGTCGTATAATACCCTGTCAGATATGGCACGTCGGCGCGATGCGATAATTGAGTTCATGTAAGCTGTAACTACCTCTTGGAATACGATACCATTCTTAGCTAGAGACTTGGTCTGGTAGTCTAAGCCATCTTCATTAGGTACACCTATGAGAATAGGGATGAAGTTATGGGCATTGGTCTGGCGCTCTGCGCTTATAATCACCTGATGATTGATGATGATAAGCTTCCAGATCTGAGGAGTGTTCTTAGCAGGTACGTTAAGAGCAAACTCAGAGGGGAGAATCTTACAGTAAAGTACTGTCTTCTCATAAGTGTTCTTATACTGGATAGCTGCGTTCTTACCTGCCTGACCATTGGTAATACCTGCCCAACTCATCCAGTTCATGTTACCCTCATACTGGTCTCTTACAACCACCTGAGGATTAATGTTCGGTATGTAAAAAGAATCCACTGTCTCACCAGCTGTAGAGCCAGGGATACCAGTAGATTGAGACTCGAATGCTCTAGTTATATTCATTGTAAGAGAGTCAGACATCTTAGCAACAAACTCTTTAAGCTCTATACGGGAGAGGAAGTCTGTATGACCTGCAAACTCTCCTCTCTTGTATACTTCCGCAGGAGGTACTCTTGGGTCTACGAATGTATTATAAGGGTCAAGACTATTAAGAACATTACCTGACCAGATGACTTCAGTAGGTTTACCTTGGTCAACAGAGAAGTTCACATCTGTATCAATGCCTGCAACTACCTCCTTCTCCCAAGTAACCTCTAGAGGTGCGAAGTTATATTTAGCTCCATTACGGAAGAACATCATAAGCTGTCTTGTCCACCCTCCATGACGAGAGTTCTCATCTAAGATTGTCTCCATCTGCAGAGCTGTATCCATCATCTCAGGAGAAGAGACTACCCCAAAGATAGGGATACCTGTAAGGAAGACTGAGGTCTGGTAAACAACTGCTGCCTCAACTTGCGGCATGACAACAGGTACTGTGATATTCTGTAACTTATCCGCATTACCTGCGAAGTTAGCTAGCTTACTCTGTGTTGCAGTATCTGTAGTATCATTCTCTCGCATATACGCACGATCTATCTCCTCAAAGCGATTACGCTGAGAAGACTTAACAGAGTTAACTGTTAACAGAGACTCTCTATAGTACTGTATAAAGGAGTCTTGGGAATTCTTGGATAGTACAAAAGCACTGGTGTTAGCCATTAGGTGTCTCTCTGTTAGATTCTTACGCTAGGATTCTTATGTTAAAAGCATGAGTTATGTTCTGGTACATCTGTAGCATCAAACTGCTGCAGCTCTATAATCGTGGTGGATATAATATACTCTGCGTACATCTCTATCATCTTAGGTGCGTAGGTAAGAAGGTCAAGTATTCCATCCGTGTTATCTCTTCTAAGAGGATTGAAGGTAATAATCTGCGAGTGAGAGGCCGCTTTCGCGTCTGTCTCTATGAATATCTCTCCCTCAGACAAAGACTTAAACATCTCAAGTATACGAGAGTTCTTACTCCTTACTCCTGAATAAAGTTCCACAGCTTGTATACCTTGTATTCCCATCTGCTCCATGATGAAATCAAACCAGTAGAGAAGGGAGTACTGGTACGCATTAGATTCAACTCCTATAACAAAGCACCTATGCTCTATGCAATAGGTAAGAGCTACCTTAATAGTCTCTCCTGGAGAGTACCTACCCTCAGATACTTCCATGAGTACAGGATACCCATTGTGTACTTCAAAGTAACCTACTGATACTTCGTCCGCTCCTAGCTTATCTGTAGCAGGGTCTATAATAACGAAGTTTCCTCCGCAGATATCTCCCTCACTATAAGGGCTCTCAGGTAGCGCGGATAAGTCTACTAGATGGTTCTGTGATGCGTTCTCATCATTAAGAACCTCACTATAGAAGATCTCAGGATGGCCTGCTGCAAGGTCATTCTCAAACTCATTCAGCAGTTGCTTAATAGGTTGTAGGTCTTCCCATAGAGAAGTACCGTCTGCAAGTATTCCACCTGCTATAAACTTAGTCCACTTAGGGTTACTCTTAAGCTTTCTTAATATAGACCATCTCGTGGGGTACATATTAGCTACGAATAGAAACATACAACCATGAGGAGACTTCGCTTTCATAGCAGTACCAATCATCCAAGTCTCTAACTTCTCTGATTGTACCTGTGAATCTGCGCACTCACGACTCTGTATGTCCTCGAATATCATAACATCAGGACGTTCGTTCTTTATATTCAGTCCGCGTAAGGAGGTCTCTGCACCAAGAGCTGCAAGGGTGATGTTCCTACCCCTGAAACCAAACTTCTTAATTGAGAGAGTGTCTCGTTCCAGCCCTAAGCGCCAGTTACCAAACACCTTCTTAACATTCGGCTCATCTAACATGTCAACTACGTCAGCTAAGATAGCTTCAGCTAGTCCCGCCCTTGCGGATATTACTAGTATAAACTTCTTCTTAGTGAAGAGTATACAGTAGATAATGAAAATCTTTATAAGAGTAGTCTTACCAAAGCCACGAGGTAAACCTAGAGCTAACTGAGGAAAGATTCTTATCTCATGTACAAAGCCTAGAAGCCATACCCATACAGAAAGGAACACAGTAGGGAAGGGAAACTTATATACCGTAGGCATGATGAAAGCAGAGAGGAAATTAAGACTTCCCTTACATGCGTTCTGTGTATCTGTGGTAGATACTCCTATATCCTGAACAGTAATCTCTTCCTCATTCAGAGGCTCTACTGTAGGTACTTCTACGCCACCCAGAGCTTCTAGTAAATCCTCTGGAGGTTTTATGCGGCTCATTATATAGTGACTCTCTTAGTTATAGCTCTTGCCTTTAATATAATAGATTCGATCTCAGGAGAGCGTACTTGTATAGAAGTAGTTTCCACCTCTAAGAGCTGCACTAGCTTAGAAAGTCTCTTCTTAGCTTTCCTAGCATCCCTTATATTATGAGGAGTAGCCTCTAATATGTGATTAGGTTTTAAGGTATTTGAAGTAGTCATAATTCATAGGTCTTAAGGGAAGTTCTTTAGTTCTTTAGTTGGGTAGGCTATTAACCTGGGTGCCACCTAGACATATCTATCTTACAACGTGCTCATCTTTCCGTGCTGCAGGAGGAGTAAGAGCATCTCTACCTGAGTCAGTTATACGAGTTGGCTTAACTCTATCAGGCTTAGGCATATGAACAGGCATCTTAGTCTTAGGCGGGTTCTTTACATCATCCGCATCATTATCATGTGTTGACATTATGTTCTCCATAAGGGAAGTGTGTAGGGTGAGCTCTTGTAGTTCTTGTAGCTCTTGTAGCTCTTAAAGTTCTGAAAGTATTATATTTGCAGCATCATCTAACAAGTCTATACCTGCATCTGCGGGGGCCTCTAATAGAGGGGGTTCCTCAGGAGAGGTAAGGGAGTTCATCGCTCCTTCCACCTGACTCCTAAGATCCCCTGATTGTATGGTAATCAAGTCCTCATCCCCAGTCTTAACTACCTGATTGTGTACATTGGTAGTGAAGTCCTGTACTATCTGTATAGGCATGGTTATAGAGACAATGTTCTGATTCGCTATGATTGACTCCTTAGAATCAACTCCTCTTCTCTTGGCTGCGTTAACAGTCTTAAGAGCATTGTTAATATCATTAGGGCGTATAAGAAGGGGGAGAGCTTTCTTCATCCGTGCAAGTAGTAAATCCTCAAGCTCATCATAGGTCTCATCGCGAGCAGTGTGCTTAGAGAGAACTTCAAACTTAAGCTTAGTAACAGCTTGAGAGAAGTCCTCATCACTTAAGAGCTGTGTAACATAAGAGGGTGTAACTCCTAATGCGGAGGCAACAGCTTCCTGTGGTACGTTCGAGCCCAAGAGCTCAAGTGCACGCCCTATAAGAGAGTCCTGACCTACTTCTGTTTCTATTGCTATTCCCATTAGAGTTCTTGCTCGTAGTGTGCCATGCCCCTATAATACCTTCCTAAGATATAAAGTACAAGTAATAAAAGGGGGTATCTGTATATATCTTACTAGACTCCTTATAAGTAATACCCAAACCTAAGGAAGGTGTTTCCTAAGAAAAGTTTAGTAAATAGGGGAAGGTGCTATAGGAATACCGTAGACCCAAACCTAAAAAGGCCTCCCACCCCCCATGCGAATGAGAAGCGTTATCATTAGTACTTAGATTCGCACCTACAGGTAGGGAGGGGGAGTATAAGTTATTCTTATGGCGGTATAAGCTAGAGCTATGGCTACAGGGTATTCTATACTGAGTCTAATAAGTTACATAATTGTCACATAGTGACAAGGGTGTGTCACATAGTGACACTATTGTAAGTATATAGAGTGAGTCTAAAATACACCTACAAGGTAACACCCACTAAGATACTGATATATAAGGTAGTAATATATATACCTATACCCTGTAGACTTGGCACACAGGTTGCATTATTAATAGTGGGGGGTACATATAGGGATACACCCATATATACCCCTTTTTAAATAAGCTGTACTGTATAGCTTATAAACAACAGGAGTTTCTTATATGTTTGATTTAGATTGCTTGATTGTTACAGGTGTGATTATGTGTCTTATAGCATTATATGGTGCTTATCGCGCAGAAGGAGTAGAGCTATGATTTTTAACGTAATGGCAGGTTCTATATTATGTGGCTCTATTGTTATAGGTAAGGATAACAGACAGTGTTTTAGAGCTGTTAGTGGTAAGTTTATTCATTCCTCTTATCTATCAGGAGTAGGTATTATTGATAAGGTAGCAGGTTATAAGCGCCTTAGATTAGAGCGTGTATCTTGATTGATTGATTGAT